AGTTTGAACAAGGTTACCATCTTCTAAATCATCAAAGTCCAAGTCTTTTTTGATTTCCTTAAACAGCTTACCAAAACCAATTTGTCTTTTTCGGTGCAATCCTGTCAGCATATCATCTACAATTTGTAGTTTCTCCTGATCCGTGAAATCCGTTTTCTTGTCCGTTACATCAAACGGCTTGACCGGATATTTAGCCGTCTCTAAAATCGCACCTTTTAGCCCTTTGCCTTTATCAGCTTTTACTGCTCTAATATCAACCATTGGAGTATAGTCTAGCTTCATAGCTTTCTGCCAAAGTTCTGTCCACTCCTCCTGGTTTAAATAGTCAGCTTTTGACCTAAAATAGCTTGGCTTAACCATTAGTAAAACGTGCAGATGAGGATGATAACTGTCTAATTCTTTGGAATAAGTAACCTCTGTCGCTCTTAAAAAACCAATCAGATTTTTATCAACCTTTTTATACTTCATCAGTCTATTGAACCCTCTTAAAATATCCGTCATAGACTGATTAAGTTCTTGACCTGTCACATTTTTGACAGTCAAAGTCAAGAATAGAAAGCGCCCTTTCGGTTGCCTAATCATAGCTTCTTCAACAATTTTACTTGCTTGATATGAGTACTTCATCGACCTTCTCCAGTTGCACAGAGCACACAGCTTATTTTTGCAGAAATAAGACTGATATAGTTTCTTCGTTCCGTCAGACTGCTCAACAAATTTTAGAACTTCAGCGCATTGATATACTCGCTCAAATGAACGATAACCCAAAATATCTAACTGTCCTGCCAGTTCAATATTTTTTAATTTGCGTTCTCGCCATTTTCTATCTTTTCCAGTCTTTGATATATCCTGAAATACTTGATTTTTGACATCTGTCATGTTATAATTTACCTGTAATTACAAAGAAATATAGAAAAAAGTCCTTGCAATTTTCCTAGCTTTTTATGATTTTGATTAGACACCTAAATTATATCAAAAGCTTTCACAAAAAACAAGGCTTTTTTTGTGCCTGAAAACCCAGTAAAATCAAGGGTTTTGAGCTATTTTGATACTCTTTTTTTAAAATCTCATTATTTCTATATGTATCAAGATAAGAAGAAACCCCCCTACGGGGGCTTTCTCAAGGGGCTTTCAGCCCCTTTTTTTAGCCCTTATTTACCGCTTCAGCCATCTTTTGAATTTTGGCATAAGTGTCATATTTTTCTCTAAGTTCTTTCGATTGGACGAAACTTCTGCGCCATAATCGACGTAGCTTCATTTTTGCTTCAGGGCGTTCACAAACTGCGTTGTAATCTTCCGCATCGAAAGCCCTGGTAAAAGTCCACCGTCCGGCAATCGTTCGACACTCGACAACCTCAAATGTCTGCTCTCTTAACTGCTTCACTACACGTGTAAAGACCTGACTTGTGCCGACAATTTTAATACGCTGTTTCCGTTGCTGAGTAATCTCTGCCAGCAAGCCTTCAGGGAATTTTTGCCAAGCGCTTGAGTTATATTCATTTTGTATCTCATCGATGGCAAATATAACCCCTTTTAGGCCGTTTCTCAGCTCGAAAAGCTGTTGCCAGCTATTCATAGGCACATCCTCATGAACATAGCCAAAATTCGTGCAAATAATGGCTTCAGGATACTTCTTTCTCATCCTTTCAAGATATTCTGTCATAGCCATAGTTTTTCCGCCACCTTGACGACCACAATACAAGGTCAGACCGTATTCTCTAAATTCTTTCCCATTCCTGACACGATGATATAAATCATAAGACAAAGCGCCTATAAAGCTAAAAATCTTCAAATATGCAGGCTTTTCCGAAAGCACCTCAAATTGCTTTCCTCGAATACCTTTTTTTCTCATAAACAATAACCAATGCTAAACAGATAAAACGGGCGCCCGCAAATGCGGGCTTTCCGTTTTATCCTGCCTACCCTTTCTTATTTTTTTAGTTAATAAACGGTATTCGATGTATAAGCCAATTTATACATTTCGTACCGAAAAGCGAAACATAAAAAGTAGATATCAACCCTATACAGATAAAAATATCTCTAAAAGGCACAAATGGCGATGCCTCATATAGTATATTCGATACTGCATTTAAAGCTGATACAAAATTATTTACAAATTCAAAAGATGGAAATAAACCTATCAACCACTCTAAAATTTTAAAACAAACATCTAAAATTCCTTGTATCATCTTTAATCCTCCGCCACTTTATGGAATTTTCTAGCAAAGAATAAAGCCATCAAAACATAAGCTAAGGCTCTAAACACCATCTTAATTGGCGAAGCCAATTTAGTTGCTGTTGCTCCGTTTAATATCACATAGTTAGAACCAAAAATATTTACACTCATATCACTTATTGTGTCCTTATCATTAAAATCATACCTTAAAGGAACCATCACAGGGAATTTTCTCCTGAAAGTGTCATTTAAACTGCTCAAGCGTCCTCTTAGCCATGTTTCATCAATCGAAAATGTCCACGTTATAGCCCCTGTAATTGCGTCAGAAATGACTTTAGATAGAGTTTGAAGAAATTCCCATATCTTACTTAAAATGTTTATTATGCCCCCAGGAATAGCTAAAATAGCTTGTAAAATTTTAGCAAGCCAATCCCATAAAGCTTTTAATCCATTTAAAATTGCTCCAGGTATGCCAAGAATTGCATTCAATAACTTTTTAAGCCATTCTATAATCTTATCTAACCATCCAAGGCCTGTACCTGCTGCAGTAGTTGCACCACTACCTGCAAGGGTTCCAGCTCCTGCCAATTCACCTGCTCCAGTTAATGAACCCGTACCAGGTATTTCACCAATCCCAAGAGAACCAGCTCCAACCTCTGGAACCGCTGGAGTAGCAACTCCTGTACCTGCCCTAATCTTATTTAACTCCCTTAATTGATCATCAGAATAAGTCTTATCTGATACCCTAGGAAGAGCAGGTAAACTCAAAGAAGCTACCTGAGCATCACTTTTAAAAGTTACTGTTTCGCTATTTTTAGGAAATGCCGTATCTATATATTTCGTTACTACCTCTTTTTGTATTTCTGTCCTTTTTAAAGTATCTGTCTTAATTTTTTCACCTACAGAAATACCTAACTCTGGAATAGATACACCCTTTATATAAAAATCATTTGTACGTTTTTTTTCAGTAAAAATAGCAGCGCCAAGAGGAAGTAATTTATCAGAACTTGAAACCGTCCTAGTTAATTGAATTACATCCCCTGCATCATTAAATACTCTTTTAACTTCTGAAACAGATTTATCTAATAAACTCACAAAAGCAATATTCGGAGCTTTATCAGAAGGAATAGGAGTAATATCAACTACCAAAGTAACACTACTTAAATCATAAGAGCGAGGCATAAAATTCTTATGCCCTGGAATTTGATGCTCTTTATATCTCAAGCCTTTTGAAGAGTCTCCTAAATATATCCCCTCTCTAGCTAAAAAATGAGGTAATTGTTCTGATGGCGTCACTCTTCCTAACAAAAATCCAACTCCATTAGAATAAGTTATACCTCTATCACTTACAGGTCTTGAAATTGTCTCCCCCATACTACCAGTTACATTCTTAATTGCTTGCTTCAATGTATCATCAACTTTAACAGATGTACCTGAAACAAAATCACTTACAGAATGCCCCATTTTTTTAAGTTCGTCAGCAACGGCTCCACCTACTGCAGTTACCTCATCCCAATTTTCAATAGCATATCCAACCGCTACACAAGCAACTATACCCAATACAACCCAAGGTAAAACTGCAGGGTTTAAAGTTCCAAGAAGCATCCCTCCTCCAGACAATAAACCTGCACCTGCATCTGCCTTAACTTCTTTAGGTTTAAATGCACTCGTAAAAAGTAATATAACAATACAAAAACAAACCACTATTTTTTTAATTATTTTTTTCATTTTGCTCCTTATCAAAAAAAGCACCCTTTCGAGTGCTTTTGATTAAAAGAATTTCTTGAGCGTTGATACTGCAAAGCGAACAGCAAGGCTCGCTCCCAAGATGGCTGCACCTACTGGCAAAATAGACGGAAGTGATTGTAGGACTGAGTCCTTAACTGGTGCCAAAAGCTCTGGTGAAATCAAATTCATGGTATGTCCTCCATTTTTTATTTTTTTAGGTCTAGTTTAACGTCATGACCCACGGACAATTTTTTTAGAATATAAATTGTTTGAGGAGGTTGTTTACAAATAAAAATAGGGCGATACCAGGGATTACAATAATTCCAAAGAAAATTATCACTTTTGATTGAAACTGGTAAACTTCATAGTCTTTCTCGATTTTGGTAACGAGTTGAGCTATTTTTTCATCTGTTTCAGTCTTCTTTCCGTTTTCTTCTGTCAGCTTAGATAGATTTTTCAATTCTTCTAGAATTTCATCAGAATCTTGTTTCTTCTCTTGATTTTCATCTTGCTTTTTCTTTTCAAGTTGCTCTTGTTCCTGTTTATCTTTATCAATGCGCTCATTGAATTTCTTTAATTCGTCATAGACTTTATTAGTCGCTTTTGTTTGCTCATTTAACTTATCAAGTAAACTTTTGTTATATTCTTCAAGACTACCTGATAATTTAGAAAGCTCCTCCGGCTTCATTATGCTGCCACATCAACCGCTTCAACATTTTCAAAACGATCAAAGGCAACTTTTTTAGTCGCAATATTAACGGTCATGAACATTTCAGCTTTTGCAGGTAATGAATTACGAGCAATCAAAGCATATTGTGCTGATGTAAGGCTATATTTTACAGGCAATAAACCTACAACATTTTCAGGATCTTCATTCACTAAAGGAAGCACCCACACTGTAACGCCTGACACCTGTCGTTTCGTTTTCTCGTCTGTAAAATCATAGGGACGAGCACCCAAAATTAGAACATCATTTTTCAT